CGTGCCTAGTGAAGGCTCGAATATTTGTTAACGCAGAACATCTCTGCGGTTGTGGAGATTACAGCAACATCACAGGCATCACAGGTAACGCGATACCAGCCTCTGTCACCGGTGTGTAGTATGGGGTGCGACCAGCATAATGATTTTCCATCTCTACTTGCATATCAGGAGTGATCCCAAATGCTTTCCAGAAAGACCAACGGGCTATAGTGCTAACTGACAACGATTGCCTTGTCATACCTTTGCTTGCAATGTACAGACCACCGCCGATCGAAGGATCGTCGTGGCTCAAAGGTTTAGCATTACCACCCGCGCGAAGGAAGCTTTCATAGAACTCGTGGTACACGGGAATGCCCCCGGCCAGGGCCTTCCCGCTCATACCAACGCCCTTAATCCAGCTACAATACTCCTTCTCATTACGCCATGGTTTCAAGGATACACAATCCTTAGCCAGTGCACTCCGAGGATCACGGACCATAGTCCACGATCGCCCATCATACACGGGTTGGGATTGGCAGAATACGACCTCCTCAAGTTCGTACACCGGGGCTTCGACGGCCATTATGAACCCCATATCCAAGAACCACTCCTTGAGGCCTGTACTGAAAAGAGAAAGATCACGTTTGTGGATGAAAAACACACAATCATCACCGTTGTTCGCCAGGCGAAACGGTATCTTCTTTTCCTGACAGTAAGCCATGCAACATTCTGACGCTAGGATACAATTACCAAGACCCGTATTGATGACCCCCGACAAGCGGGTTCCCTCCAACTCATACTTGACTGTACCCTCCCTCGTCCGACCAAAACATTTTGCACGCAGCTGCCACGAAAGCAACCAGCGCAAATACTTCCGATCAGCCGGATCAGCGAGGAGTGGAGGGTAATGTGTGTGCTCATGCTCTAAAGCCTGTACACCCACACTCCTATCAAACCTCTCAGCGTCTATGCCCACAGCTACACAGTTGCCTGTGCCTCCCATCGCCTCCCAATGTTCGCTAAGAGTTTGGCCCACTTGTGACGCGTTCATGCCTTTCAACACGACCGTGAACCCAGCAACCTTAGCTATCGCTTTACAAAGAAGGGCCTCCATAGGTTTCACAAACCTGCCCGTCTCCAAATTGGCTTCCGGCGACATAGGCGACACTATGCGCGGCACCGCACCATCCTTGAGTGTTCTTTCCGTCTTTGTGAAAATTGTGACGGCAAAGTCCTTCGCGGCAATCACCCTGCTATACAGTGATTGACACGCGCGGGTGTATGTCGCTCGTTTCTTACCCGAGTACTGAAGAGGATAGTCCTCTCGTTCCAACGGGCTCAGACGAACACAACATGCAACCACGGCATCGCGGAGATACCCTAGGCGGTGTGCAAAGACACCCTCCACAGCCTGAGGGGCTGGGGAGAACTCACCTGTCTCCTTGTTCTTGGCATAGAAGACACGTTCTTTGACACCCTTGATGAGGTTTACAAGAGATGAATTGAAAGCGTAAATGTGTCGAGGCGGGGACATCTCCTCCCCCACCAAAAAAGTACGACGATTACGCGTTGAGGCACCCACATGTCTACGTACCACCAAACTGGGAGGTGTGGGTGCGAGCGACGGCTCACAATCCCTCCCTGGTACGCTCACTGGGCCCCTCTAAGGGCTCGCCCTGGTCACCGGTCTGCCCCACCAAGCAGTCCAGTAACTCCGTCGGAAAGCATCCTCGCGACGACGGATGGCCGGTGCTGCAGAAAACTGCAACGCCGCAACATCTGCTTCGGTGGGGACAAAAGCCATACGTACAGCCAGTCCTAAGACCTTCGCAGTATCGACCTTCGTCACACCATCCTCATGCATCTGCTTACGTATCCAAGTGGACACGACCATCTCGTTCGCCCGGGTAAACGTAGGAGCATTAAACTCAGCATGGGCTAACAAACTGTAAACAGTCCACCATGATGAGTTGTCCCGACGTGGTTTCCGTCCGGCAACGAGTCCCTCCTCACCTGCGTTTGTACAACCTGATACGGTGCTGGTCATATGATCAGCAGCCCCGTCGTAATCAGGGTTGTCGTAGCTGCCAAGAGCATGCTTCGCCTCCAATTGAACAATCGGAGAGACGTAGCCCTTGAACAACATCTTGAACGCCATCCACACCCCCACCTTGGGCAGCACCCTAACAAAGGGTCTGCTCTCAGCACCGACAAACTCGACACTGGCCTTCACATCAGCAACAACTGGAATACGCATGGTGAAATTGTAAGCTGGGTTGTTTCTCGGGGTTAGATAAGTTGTAGCCATAATGTAAATCTGTGAGGGGGGTTTGTGGTCTTTGGGACCATCAACCAGTGGCGCTTCACCCTGCGCGGGACCCCCTTAGAGCGGTAGCGTACTCCCAATAGATTTGCAGAACTGAATCCCCGCATCCAGGTTGGACCTGTGTACTTTACAAAGCAACGGTTTATTTCTCTTAACGATCGTCCCCGTGGACGGCTGCTATAATCACGGCAGCACGCGGCCCACCTGCAAGTCAACCCCGTGCGTTCGCACACGTTAAGCAAGTAGGACGGAACAGGCCCGAAAGCCTCGTCACCTAGTATTCTTGGGAGTATTACCAGCACGCCCCGAAGGTACGTTCCCCTTTCTGACCCGCTGCCGGGCCGAAATCCATCAATAACTA